TGAATGGCCCGGGCTTAATAAACACGCGTCTAAGAATGCTTACCTAGATTCACAGACGACGGTGACTGCGGGTGGGGCGAATATGGATAATATGCGATTATATGTACCACTTCAATTCTGGTTTTGCCGTAACCCTGGACTAGCTTTACCATTAATTGCCCTCCAGTATCATGAAGTTAAGGTTAAATTAACAACAAGGGACATTAACGCATTAGTAAATGCTTCCGTAGGAGCCACAGCAGTTGGCAACGCTGTCCCAACAGTTGAATTATGGGCTGATTACATTTACCTAGATACTGATGAAAGACGGCGTTTCGCACAAGTTTCTCATGAATACCTTATTGAACAATTACAACGCGAAACAGGGACAGCGCCCACTAATCAGAAACTTAATTTCAACCACCCTGTAAAAGAACTAATATGGACCATCCAGGCGAGTAGCGCTGCCGTTGAAAAAACAACGACCGGTGCCGACATTGACGCTACTTTGAATGTGGATGGCACTGTAGCCACAGAAGGAAATGATTATTTCTGTTATGCTTCAAATAACTCAAATGCCGAAGTAATTAATGGTAAGAGTGCAAATGAAGGTTTTGCAACCTTAAAACTCCAACTTAATGGTCACGATCGCTTCGCGGCACGTAATGCTTCATACTTTAGAACCTGCCAGCCACTTCAGGCAGGTCACAAGGTCCCCACCAAGCACGTCTATTGTTATTCCTTCGCCCTTAAACCCGAGGAACACCAGCCATCTGGAACTTGTAACTTCTCAAGGATTGATAATGCCAAAATGGTTTTCACGGGCACTACTACGGCTACAACTTTAACGGTATGGGCAGTCAACTACAACGTTTTACGGATCATGTCGGGTATGGGTGGTCTCGCTTACTCGAACTAAGTTCTTCGTAATCATCGAAAACCAGTTTATATCTCGCTTATTCGAACTAAGGTTCTTAAATAACATCTTTTCTTTAAAAATATCTTATAATTTAAATTATTCAAAGTAATTTAAAATCTTAAAAAATAAATTAAAAATATATAAGTTAATTGATTTCTTCCATGGATTCATCTAATTTGGGTTCAGGTTCATTTTCTTGGACACCCTTCTCTTCAAGTTGCTTGCATATTTCACAAACATTATGATAAGTTATTCCGATATCTTTTAATTCCTCATCTTTCCAACAACCTCTTTCTTTAGACACATCAATAATTTGTTTGACATTCTTTAACATTTGAATGATAATTTTAGATTCTGATTCCATATTTTATAATAGATATGAAATATTTTTTAAATAAATTTAACTTAATTGGCGCCGACCATATCACCCGTATTTGCAGCCAATCCACTCGTTTGATCAGTGACTGAAAACGCTGTTGCCGCCGTGGCCGATATACAAGTGATTCTGAAAGACGCACCCACCACCGCGCTGGCGGTAAATCGCGCCTTATTGAATGTGCCGGCCGTGCAGGTTCCGTCGCCATCGGGTTCAATAAGAATAATTTTGTCGCCGGCGGGGACCGTATCAACACTAAAAATCTGTGCTGCGGTGCCTAGCATCGTGAATTTGCAGGTAAATCCAATAATGTCCGCTGCTGCTGTAGGCAGAGAGATTGTCTGGGTTCCTGATGTTAGTGGAGGAACGATGAAGTGTGTCCCAGAATCTGCCATAGTAAGGGCACTGCGGATCGCCCCGGCTCCCGCGTTGTCGACAAGAAGTTTTATTTTTTCTCTGTATCCCACTTCTCCTAAGTCCGTTAACCCATCAACCTGTAAATTCTGAAAGCATCCATCTTTTAAACATCCAACTTCAGCCATATTTTTATACCTTAGCATAGAAAATAATTTCATGAAAAATGAACACATTTATACTTAAATATTCAACAATCCTTCAACAATCCTCAACAATCCTCAAAAATATTCAACAATACTTCAACAATTCTTCAAGTTTCAAGTATTATTTCTCTGATAATTTTTTTCTATGCTAAGGTATAAAATATGGGAGGAGGACTTATGCAACTTGTAGCTTATGGCGCTCAGGATATCTACCTTACGGGTAACCCGCAAATCACTTTCTTTAAGGTTGTCTACCGCAGACACACCAACTTCTCGATGGAGGCAATTGAACAGACTTGGAATGGTAATTCAGAAGGTTCCACTGGACGCTGTACTGCAACTATTTCTCGTAATGGTGATTTAGTTCATCGTATGTATTTTGAAGTTGCCATCACCGGTGCAACAAGTGTAACCGTGGATAATCCAGGTGCATCATTTGTTACTAATGTTGAATTAGAAATTGGTGGTCAAAAAATTGATAAACATTCGGGTCATTGGATGGAAACTTGGGCTGAATTAACAGAACCAAATCCATCTGGAAAAGTAGCAACTGATTCTGATGGAGATGGAACTTTATTTCAGAAAATGACTGCTATGGGTGGTGTCTTCTGTGGGACGAATATTGGCGCGGCAGATGTATTTTTTATTCCACTTTCATTTTGGTTCTGTCGCAACCCCGGTCTCGCTCTACCTCTAATTGCCCTCCAGTATCATGAGGTTAAAGTTATCTTAGATCACACATTAGATGCTGCATTCGGAACTTCCGCAACTAATAAATTATTTTGTGACTATATATACCTTGATACCGATGAACGTAGACGTTTTGCTCAGGTATCACATGAATATCTCATTGAACAAGTTCAGGAACAATCCCTTACAACTGGGGCGGGTACCAAGGAACTAAATTTCAATCACCCAGTAAAAGAATTAGTATGGTCACTATCTACATCAAAAATAGGTGACACCGGCGCTGCTGCGATAGGTTCTGGTACTTTCCAACTTAAATTAAATGGACATGATCGTTTTGCGGAACGCAATTTCAGATATTTCAGTCGTACTCAAGTATGGGAACATCATTCGGGTGCTGGTGGTCTAACGGGGGCTGCCGCCGGCGTTGGTTTTAATGACTCTGTCGGTGTCTACTCCTTTGCTCTTAAACCAGAAGAACACCAACCTTCAGGAACCTGTAACTTCTCTCGTATTGACAACGCACAATTAGTAGCAACAACAGATAGTAATGCCAACACAATCTTCGCTGTTAACTACAATGTCCTTCGTATCATGTCGGGTATGGGTGGTCTTGCCTACTCGAACTAAAATTATCGTAATAATCGATAACTCCGTTAAGTCCCGCTTATTCCAACTAAATAATTAATTTTTATATCTTATATATGTTTTAAATCATTAATATAACTTGATAGATTTGTCTGATTTTTTTTCTATGCTAAGGTATAAAATATGGGGGGAGGACTTATGCAACTTGTAGCTTATGGCGCTCAAGATATTTACTTAACCGGTAACCCACAGATCACTTTCTTTAAGGTTGTCTACAGACGGCATACGAACTTCTCGATGGAGGCCATTGAGCAGACTTGGAATGGAAGTGAAACAGGGGCAACTAATGGACGTTGCACTGCCACTATTTCACGCAATGGTGACTTAGTTCACAGAATGTATTTAGATATTTTATGCTCAGCACACGGTGATGTAAATAATCCAGGTGCATGGTTTATAGAAGATGTGACATTAGAAATTGGTGGTCAAACAATAGATAAACATTCAGGTGATTGGATGGAAACGTGGACAGAATTAACTGAACCAAACCCAGATGGTACTGTGTGTGACGGATCATCTACATGGGGAACTACTGCCACACTTTTTCAAAAAATGAGTGGTATGGGTGGAGTTGATGGCGATGGCAACCTTGTAGATATATCCGCCGAAAACCTATATATCCCCCTTCAGTTCTGGTTCTGTCGTAATCCAGGTCTAGCCTTACCTTTGATCGCCCTTCAATATCACGAAGTTAAGGTTATTTTAAATCGTCGTGGAGATAGTGACCTGACAACAAGTCGTAATAAATTATGGTGTGATTATATCTATCTAGATACAGATGAGCGCCGTAGGTTTGCCCAAGTATCACACGAATACTTAATTGAACAAGTTCAAGAACAAACTCTCGTCGCCGGCGGTGGAGACCTTAATTTTAATCATCCGGTTAAAGAATTAATATGGAATGTTGCACAGACTATAAATGGTGGAAGAACCATTGTTGCATCTACTGGCCTCGAATTTAAACTTAAGCTAAATGGTCATGATCGTTTTGCTGCCCGTAATTACAGATATTTCACTAGAACTCAAGTATGGGAACACCATTCAGGTCCCGGTGGTCTAAACTCGAATGGTAAAGGAGCGGGTGCTTTTAATGACTCTATCGGTGTATATTCATTTGCACTTAAACCAGAAGAACATCAACCTTCAGGAACATGTAATTTCTCTAGGATAGATAACGCACAATTAATATCTACCAATAACACCGTCGCACTTAATGTCTACGCCGTCAATTATAATGTTTTACGGATCATGTCGGGTATGGGTGGTTTAGCTTATTCGAATTAAATAAGATAAACTGGAATAAAAATAAATTTAGTAAGGGATACAATTAATAAAGGTTATCGATAATTTCTATAATTTGAGTAAATATCATTTTTCCGTCGGCATAATCAACCATTATTTTAGATAATTGTTCTACAACTTCAACTTTTTCTATTATATTTTTTTCATTAAATAAAGGTTTGTTTAAAGTAAAAGAACCTATGTTTTTAAAGTAATTGGTTCCTGAAACTACTTCTCTTTCAACCCATAATTTAACTATTTCTGGTAATTTTTCAAGTTGATCTAATATATCTTCATAATTTACATTTGAATCAACTAAAACGTTTTTATTCTTCCATAGAGTTAGAAATTTAACCTTGTCCTGCTCTACCACGAACCACAACCAAATCCCACATAATTCACGTAAATAATCCAATTCAGCAATCCGTTGTTTTAAGTCATCACTAAGTTCTGAAGAACTAGATACTTCTACTTCGTTAGTGCTTGCTGCTTCTACTTCGTTAGCACTTTCAACTGGAGTAAGAATTTCACGAATATCTGAGGCAACTTGTTCAACGGGAACAGGTTCAGGATCAGGTTCTTCTACCGGTGCTTCTACTTCTTCAACTGGAGCAGGTTCTTCTACAGGATCAGGAGCAGGTTCTTCTACTTCTGCTTCGCTAGCAGATTCCTCAACAGGAGCAGATTCTTCTACTGCTGCTTCGCTAGCAGGTTCCTCTTCTACTGCGCTTGCCGGTTCCTCTTCTACTGCTTCTGCTGCGCTTGCAGGTTCCTCTTCTGCTTCTTCTACAGGAGCAGGAGCAGGTTCTTCTTCTACTTCTTCAGATTCTTCCACGGGTTCCGGTTCAACGGGATCACTAACGTATTCACTCATTTTATATATTACAATATAAAATAATTTTTAAATATAAAAATATTGTGTAAGGTATATAATGGGAGGAGGATTAATGCAACTTGTCGCTTATGGCGCCCAGGATATTTACATAACGGGTAACCCACAAATCACATTCTTCAAGGTTGTCTATCGTAGGCACACGAACTTCTCGATGGAAGCAATTAAACAGACATTTGATGGTTCTGTAGGTTTCGGAAATGATGTTGTTGCCACAATATCAAGAAATGGTGATTTAGTTCATAGATTGTATGTTGAATTTAGTCCAAATAAATTATTTCCGGATGCTCTGGGAAGTGCTAACGTGGCGGCAGCAGCAAACCTTGGTAATGCGCTTATTAAAGAATGTGAGATTGAAATTGGTGGTCAAAGAATTGATAAACATTATGGACTTTGGTTAACTATATGGAATGAATTAACTGAATTTAATCCTTCTGGTTCTAAAGGAGCAATCAACGGTAATACGGTGCAAGAACCTGCCGGTGGAACCTTATTTCAAAGAATGACTTATAATCATAAAGGAGTTGACATGGCCCACGCGCAGTTTGGGGCGCCGACAGACGTCGAAGCACCCACTAAGGCATTTATCCCCCTTCAATTCTGGTTTTGTCGTAACCCTGGTTTAGCTCTACCTTTAATTGCCCTTCAGTATCATGAGGTTAAAGTGAAAATTACATTCCCATTACAAACTGAATTATTTGAGGTAGGTGGGGGTGATATAACTGCTTCTTCATTATCAAATGTAGATCTATACGCTGACTATATATATCTTGACACCGATGAAAGACGCAGATTTGCTCAGGTTTCACATGAATATCTAATTGAACAACTTCAATATCAAAACTATTCATCCGGAACAACCTTAAAGTTAAACTTTAACCATCCAGTTAAAGAATTAATCTTCGCTGGGCAGTCAGCAGCAGTCAGTGCCTTGGGTATAATGGGGCCTTCTACACCAACCACCATGAGCAATGCTGGCAATATTCAACTTAAATTAAATGGTCATGATCGCTTTGCAGCACGCCCTTTCAAATACTTTACTAGAACTCAGGTATGGCAACATCACACTGGATACGGTGGAACAACCTTGAAGGATTCTATTGGAGTATATTCATTTGCTCTTAAACCAGAAGAACATCAACCTTCAGGAACTTGTAATTTCTCTCGTATTGATAATGCTCAATTAATAATAGGAGGAACCAATCCTAATGGTCTTGAATTGTACGCCGTCAACTACAATGTTTTACGTATCATGTCGGGTATGGGTGGTCTTGCTTACAGCAACTAAGGTGGTCTTGCTTACAGTAAATGTGGTTTAGCTTACAGTAAATGTGGTCTTGCTTACAGTAAAGGTGTTTTATAGCATACATATTGATTTAGCGTAAAAGAAACTAAAACAAATAAAAAAGGAATGTATAAGATTTTACATAAATAAAAAGGATATTAATAAGGTGAATAATAAGGATTCTTCAAAAGTTAAAGGTTTGAATTCTTGAGTTTGGTGTCCCATATTGTTAATTAATGTAGGTGCCACTTTATTATACGTCCATTGAACAATTAAGGATCTCAATAAAAATAATAAAACTAATACTGTCATAACAGATAAAGGATTCACATTAGATTCCCCACGTAATACAGATTTGATCTTTTTTCCTCCTCCAAGCATCATTACATCTTTCAACATTTATAAAGATACTTATATTTTAATTTAAGAATAGTTTTTCTGTTTCTCCGGCATCCATTTCTAAGTCTAAGACTTGTTTCACTGGATTCATAATTTGATTACTTATATAAAATTTATAATCTAACTCTAATTCATGTTTACTAATATGATCAGGATCTTCTATACGATCACCCTGTAATATAACTCTCTTCTTTGTTTTTTCTGTACCATTCATAGTAATAGTTTTAAATTTAGGTTTTCCATTCTTATAAGTTTCACCTGTTTCAGCACGTATTTTGACTTTTGTGAATTTACCCGTTTTAATAGGAGAATCATCTACTTTAACATAAGCGTAGGGCATTCGATCTCCTGCTTTAGGATAATTTCCTGGATCTCTTTCTCGCATTCTATCTGCCAGAACTTTGTGAGCAATCCCTTGTGGATTCTTATAATACCCTCTCAAAGATTTAGTAATGATAAAGTAACTCATTGGAAATTGACCAGAACGAATACCTTGTAAGGTTTGTTGTAACCATTCTATTGATTTATGTAAATCTTTATCAGTCATAATTTTTTCAATCACATTACCGAAGACATGTTTAACTATGGGAGCATTATCACGTCTTTTAAGAACAATGCCCATAGAATTACGCTTACATTCATTGATATCAAATTCATATTTATCAGCAACATATCGCTTCTTAGAGATTAGAATAAATGGATAAAATGTTTTTTCATATTCTAAATCTTGAGGTTTTTGAAGTTTATTCTTAGTGACCCATTCACCTGCATCTTTTCCACAATCAATACAGAATTGTAATGCTTCTTTGCCTACCAACAGTCTATCATTTTTATATCGTTGCCATTTAATGAACACAGAATCTGTATCTCCATAAATAACTGTAGGAGGTCGGCATCCATTAGCGATAGCCCATTTAGATTTCTGCCACCATCCTTCTTCAACACCTTCTCTAGCATCTTCAATTCTGTCTCTACCAATAGCAGTTGTGCATGCTGCTAATTTATTCTTATAAATAGGACTCGTTCTAGCACCCATTTGACCATACACTGAATTTGCTACTAATTTGTAAGATAATTGTAAACCATCTAAAACTTTCTTTTTAAAATCATTTGTTTCATTTTTCAATCTCTTCTTGGTTGCTTTTCTTTGATCGAGTAAGTGTTGAACAACTGTTGGAATGATACCTAGGGATTGTCCTTCTTTATTTTTTAAGAAATGACAAGTAATCTCTGGTTTATCCTTACTTACATCCTTGCTAATGGTTACTTTTCCTTCTTTTTCTTCCCAAATATAATTTTTATAAGTAATTGTTTCATATTCAGATTCATCTAAATAATCTAAATACTTGGGATCTTCAATCAATGTATCATGAGATATATTCTTCTCAATAATCGAACTAGGATAAAGTGAAGCATAATCCACAACTCCTACAGGATCATCTAAATAGATACCTGGTTCCGGTTCTAAGACAATGGCACCTTCATATCCTGCTCTAGGAGGTGGATTCATTATTTCATCGAACCAGTCATTAATGTCATAAATTTTATAAGGTCTCCATCCCTCAAAATTATCTTTTTCTAATTCTTCTTTAAATTCTGGTTCACCAGGACATTCTACACTATCCCATTCTTTACAGGCATCTTGAACTAAACGGTATTTTAGTTTAAATTCATCTTTGTGTAAATCTTCATTAAATAATTTAATATAACTATGAATTTCTCTAGGTTTTTTTAATGTAGGGATACGAACACCATTACTATCACATACTTTTGCAATTAGGGAAAAGATCTTGGCACCTTGACCTCTCAGATAAATATAAGATTGAGGAACTGAACAAACATTTGCCATCGCAATATTGTTCGGTATAATATCTAAGGCAAGCGTTAAATTGATACAAAGTTCACAATCCTGAATACAATATTTAGCAACTTCTGCTCTTTCATTAGGACCACTTTTATGTTTCTCAAAAATATCCTGAGGTGAAACATCATCTTTCATTAAACACCATTCTATCTTGAAATATTCAGAACTATCGGGTGTCCATGTAGACACTGTTTTATGTTCTAATGGTTCTTCTTTAAATTTCATATAGACTTGACTAAGTAACAGATAAGACGTATCCTCATTTGATACTAATTTATGAACTTTAAATTTTTGATTATCTTTGTAATAGGTTTCACCGATATTACTGTGTAATCTCAGAGATAGATAATCACCTTCCTTCAAATGTCCAAATTCGGTTGTATATAAAAGAGTTGTTGTGATATTTTTTGCTTTAACTTTATGTGAAATAATCTTTGTAATTTTGCCTCTCATGAAATGAGCAGCAACATTGTCTAATTTATATGATTCTAGATTATGACCTTTTTCAACTTCTTTTTGAAGATCATAAAGAATGCGTCCATCCATATGTAAATATCGTTTATAATCAACAGATCCAAAACTACTTGTTTTTATTTTTTTCTCTTCACACTTTTTATTCCGATGATAATAGGCGTAGATTGAATTGATCTTCCCTAAATTTAAGAATTTGTTTAAGGGACACCATTTATCACAATATCTCTTTTTACATGAACAATATGTTGTCATTCGATCTATCATATAGGCAAAATCAAAACCAAAGATATTGTATCCAGTTACAAAGTCAGGGTCTTCTGTCTTCATAATATCTTTCCATCCTAACAATAAATCTTTCTCATTTTTACAGCAGACAACTTCTATATTGTCTAATGGTGAACAAATTTCTTTATCAGGTAAATTATCATCGGGAGCAATGACTACAATATGACGTTTATAAGGTTCGGGTTCACCATATTTATGAAATACGGTTCCAATCTGGATAACTTTATCTCCTTCTACTTTCACTAATTTACCCTGTTCATCTTTTAAATTATTTAATTGGTTAGTTAACTTAGTAATAACTATATCTCTTTGTTTAGTATCATAAAATGTCTCTATAAATGATTTATTATCAAATATCTTTAGAAAGGTTTCAATAGATTCTTCACTAGGTATCTTTTTATCCTTCGTATATATGTGACTAATATCTAATGATTTATCTATATCATGTAAATTAATAGATGGATCAAAGGCAGATTGAATACAAAATTTAGCGTATATAGCGATTGTATCATTTAACACTGGACTGTGTATATTTTTTTCATGGAAACGATGCATAGAATCATAGAGATCGATTGATAGTTTTTTGAAATCTTTATTGGCTAAGGGAAAATCACCGTGAGAACTGTCACATTCAATATCAAAGGATGCGATTACATAAGGTGAAATAGATTCATCATCTATTGATTTCAAACTTGTATAATATAAATCATCTATGACTAAATCACTATAACTAAATAATCCACCACTAATCATTTCTTCATCATCAATATCTATTTGAATCCAATTTGCCGGTTGAATTTTACATTCATGAATAAATCGTATAATAGGATGAATATTTGATTCATATAAATGACTATCACATGAATCATCTTTATCTAGATTTAACCATTCTTTGAATAGTTTATCGTAATAAGTGTTAGATTGTCGTTTTAATAAACTATATTTTTTACGTATTCCTTCACTATATTTACCCATTGCTGTATAAGAACTAAATTCTAGTTTTACAAATTTATAGTTTATTTCCGTTTTATCTGGATTACATTTGAATCCATATAATTCTTTATACTCTACAATATTACTTGACTTTAGTTTTTGAAGATCATTAGTAGGTTCATATGATTTATATCCTGATAAAAGAGATTCAATGTTACCATCTATACCTTTTAAGAATCTAGATACATCTAAATAGATCCACTTTTCTGGTATCTTCATATAGAAATAAGGTTTGAACCCTATTACATTACATACCATTGATTGATTATCTTTTGTTTTACCATATAATGTGACTTGAAACTCTTTTCCATTTGTTTCACTATTAGGTATATCATCAGATAATATATCAACAATTTGAAATTGAACCATTATAAATATAGAATATATGATATATTTAAGTGGAAAATTAAATCAAATTTAAATTTAAATTTAAATATATGATTTAGTATGAAGGAACTTACAAGTTTATTACTAGGTATTATAGTTGTAGGTTTTGTTTGTAGTAGTTATTTAAAAAATATGAATCTAACTGATGTAGTGTCAACAGTAGATAATAGAAGTTATCGAGTTAGAAAATTACCCGATAAACAAGATGCAGCAAACAAGTTAGCAGAAATCAGTGAATCATTAACAAAGTTAGTAGATCAAGTATATACTAGAGATAGGGATAAAGAAGGAGTTAATCAATTAAAATCTAATTTTAATAGTCGAAATATTATTGAAAATACATCGGGTGGTCAGTATACAGCATATTCTGTGAATAAAGGAGAACAATTAGCATTATGTTTACGTAATGCAAAAGATAATAAATTTGTAGATACTAATTTAATTTTATTTGTAGCAATTCATGAGTTAGCACATGTAATGACAGATGAAGTAGGACATACAGATAAATTTTGGGCAAATATGAAATATTTATTAGAAGAAGGTGAAACGCTAGGAATCTATACACCAGAAGATTATAGTAAGAATCCAAAAATGTATTGTGGGCAAGAAATAAATTCAACTCCTTATAAATTTAATTAATTATTTTATTTTATACTCTATTTTATATATGTCTAAAGATCATTTTTTAGATACAACTGAAATGAAAGAATCATCTATTCAAGTTATATACGTTGATTCAAATAATAAAAAAACTAGTAAAAAGATACCTATCTTTGAAGATGATACATGTAAAGATATTTATATTAAATTAGCACAATCATCGAATCAACCAGTAACAAGTGATCATATTTATGCTTGGTTTACTCATGATTCAACGATATATTCCTTAGGATTTAGTTATATCGGTGTAACAATGGATGATCCTTACAAACATAAAAAATTAGATAAATCATTTATAACAGATGAGGGTATGCGTATTTTAGTGAATGCTGATACAAGTCCTATGAATATGATTATTGACTCATTTCCTATTAAAACATTATATTTCACAACCTGTTTAGATTATTGTGAATCATTGAAGTTAAAACCTCTTCGTAAAATAACAGATGAAGTTTGTAAGGATGTTACTGGGTTTTCTATCCCGGAATTATACAATGGTAAATTAAGAAAATATTGGTCCAGACTCAAACAAGAAGAAATATTTAATTATGAAAATTCTAAGGGTATTCTTGATAAAATTAAATTAGAAACAGAAATTTTTAAGAGAACAATGAAACATTTAGATATTGTATATTCAACCAAAGTAACCGTAGAACCTAGTGAATTTACTATATCTGTTTTCACAGTATCTAATAATAGTGAAACAAATACAGTTCATTTATTTAGATTATTTTCAGATATATCTTTAGGAAGATTGAAAACACACTTAATACCTTTTTCAAAAATAACTCTAGATGATTATACATCTACTCATTGTAAATTATTAAAAGATAGTATCTCATTGACAGGTATAAATAAAGACAGATTTATTACAAAGGAATTATTTTTAAAATGGTTTCGCAGTCAAGTAACATCTATTCCAAATACTCCCTTGTCTTATATGGATGAAAGAAATTCTATTTCATTTAAATTGTATAAAGATTCATCTTATGTGACATTAATTATTTATTCAAATGGATTAACAAAAATAATGTTTTCAGATGTTCCTTCATTACAATTCACAAAATCATATATCAGAGATATGATATCATTTACAAATGAATTTATAGATTATCTAAATAAGAAAAAAGTGTATTCTAATAAATCCATAGAATTAATTGATACTTCTTATGAATCATCCTTTAGTTTTATGACATCAAGTTTAATCTATCCTATCAAAGATTACAAAATGGAATTATTTATTACAATGATTGAAAATATGACAACATTTATACGATTTAATAGACATCAAGATATGTGGATATCGGGTATCTATAAACGTGTTAATAATTATGATTCTATTAGTTCTAGATTACGTGTTATATCTTTATTAAATCATTCTAAACGAAAACTAAAAAAAGAAGAAATAATTTTAGAAATTGAAAAGATATTTAATATTAGTAATGAAGAAGCCATAGATGAATATGAACAATGGTTCACATTATCAAATGGAGGGAAAATCATGCAAAAGAGTGAAAATGGTGTAGAATTAATTATTGATTTAGTTGGAACAAATATCAAAGTAGATATTTCAGGTGTAGAAGATTATAATGAATTTACACGTATTTACAAATTTATAAATTTTATGATGGCATCCTATCAAGTATTTATGGATACAAAGAAAGATCCTCATAATTTATTCAAAAAATCAAAAGAGGGTCAGCAGTATGAACGTGTTGAAGAATTGTTATTAGCAGATCAATTTGAAAATGATATTCAAGAAGATGTAGAAGATGTAGAAGATGTAGAAGATGTAGAAGATGTAGAAGAAAAATCTATTTTAGAAAATAAAGAATCAAAAGAAGAAAGTATTCAAAGTCAACTATCGAGTGGTTCTCATTCAGGTTCTGAATCATCTTTACGTTTATCAAAAACAATAGAATCTAGCAAGGTTGATAGTGTTAACGAAGGAGAAGTAGTAGCAGCAAAAGAAGAAGCAGTTGCAAAAGAAGAAGCAGTTGCAAAAGAAGAAGCAGTTGCAAAAGAAGACGAATCACCTGAAGAATCATCTGAAGAATCATTTGAAATGGCGCGTTTAGAGGATAGTGATAGTTCTGGGGGCGGTCAAGGAAACAGTCATGAAAACAGTCATTTACAACGAGGCGGATATAATGTTAATCGTTATTATTTGTCACGTTTAAATAGATTTGATAAAGAATTATTTTCAGGTTATTCTGTAAAACAACATAAATCACAGAAACAGGGAACTCAAAAATATACATATGCAGGAAAATGTGGTGCTGTTATAGGAAGACAACCCGTAGCAATTACGAAACAAGATTTAGATAGATATAATGAAGGTGAAGAAGGTGAAGGTATCTCATTTAGTGATGCAGTTACAGTCGACGGAAGAGATCCTAATATATATTACATTTGTCCAAAATACTGGGACGTAAAAGATGAACGTCCTAGAGACCCTGCTAAATTTGAAGAATTCAAAGATCACATTGTAGATAATAAAATGAACGCCCAAGGTAAAAAAAATACAGATAATTATATTTTGAGACGCGATGAAGGAGGATATTGGGATGAAGCAGGAGATGATATTACAAGATATAAAATTGAATTATGGGATAATTTTCATCCCAAAGGATATCAAGTCCCTTGTTGTCGCGCTCCTAGGGAAGGATTTGATGATTATACGAAAGGATGGAAAGTAGATGTTTTGATAGATGTGAATGGAAAAATGGAATGGAAAACAGGTGTCGTTAAATCATCCACTAAAAAAACTGTAACAGTCACTAGAGGTGGTACTACTAGTTCATATGAAAAGAAATTTGTAAGAAAACATAAAGATAGTAAATATATTACAAATAGTTTCCCATGTACTCTGGGGTCTTACGGACATATTAATCCTATTATCAAACAACTTGTTCAACAAGATATAAATAGACCTGAATTAGTTGAAGGAGGGAATGTAGGATTACTTAGGAAAGGTGTTAGGAGAGGTTCAGGTATTGGAGATCATTCTTTATTAGAATCCTTATGTGAAATTTTATCAAATACAAATTCATCTATAGTTGAATTACGGAAACATATAATATATGATCTTACAAAACATCCAAATTT